GGTTGAACTGATTGACCACATGGGTGACGATCTGCGGGTGGTTAACGCTGCCCGCGTTTCGTTTGCGAAGGAGAGTCGCTATGAAGAGGATCACTTCGGTAGTGGCCTCCCCGCTAAGGACATCAAACTGATCGAGTACCTCGCCAAGCATGGTCACTGGTCACCCTTCTCCCACTGCTTCCTCACCTTCCGTATCAAGGCACCTATCTTCGTCGCTCGTCAGCTTCAGAAGCATCAGGTGGGACTTGCGTGGAACGAGGTGAGTAGGCGGTACGTGGACAGTGAGCCTGAGTTCTATGTCCCTGAGGGATGGAGGAAGCGGGCTGAGAACGTCAAGCAGGGTTCCAGTGATGAACTGATCTCTTGGGTAGACAATCACCACATGGAAACCCAACAGACATGGGTACAGCAGGAAGCCCTCAAGGCTTACCGCCTGATGTTGGACAAGGGCGTCTGCCCCGAACAGGCCCGCATGGTACTCCCTCAGTCCATGATGACTGAATGGTACTGGTCCGGTTCGCTCTACGCCTTTGCCCGCGTGGTGAAGCAGAGGACTGACAGTCACGCACAGAAGGAGACACAGGAGGTAGCGAAGGGTATCGCCTTCGACGCAGCCAAGTGCTTCCCCTATGCCTGGTCCGCACTAATGAACAACTAAGGAGACTAACATTCTAGCAACGCTCGTCGCTGTGGTGACTAGCTGCTGGCTGTTTGTTCATCCGTACATAGACCCGCCCTGCGATAGTAAGTGGGGTGGGTGCTGTACTGGTGATAACAGTGGCAGTGAGGGATAGGCCAGCCGAAAGGCAAAAGGGGAAGGTCAGGAGGTACGCGAAGGCTACTATCTGACCGTGGGTCGCCACACTAACTAACCATCGGGAGGGCTTCGGCTCTCCCTTCAACTTTCTCTAAGGGAGATCGTATTGACCACACTCGTATTCGACATTGAGACCAATGGTCTCCTCGATGAACTGGATCGCGTCCACTGTCTGTGTATCAAGAACCTTGAGACAGGTGAGGTGATCTCTGCTTCGTCGGAGAACCTCGACATCAAGGATGCTGTCGCTCAGCACCTTATGAACGCTGACGTTCTCATCGGCCACAACATCCTCAAGTTCGACATCCCCGCTCTCCAGAAGGTGTACCCTTGGTTCAAGCTGAAGGATGGATGTAAGGTAGTGGACACTCTCATCCTCGCTCGGCTCATCTACCCGGAGATCGCCAACAGCGACTACGGTATGGCTGAGACAGGACAGCTTCCCAAGAAGTTCATCGGACGCTACTCGCTGGAAGCCTTCGGCTACCGCATCGGTGAGTACAAGGGTGACTACAAGGGCGGCTGGTCCGAGTGGTCGCAGGAGATGCAGGACTACTGCGAACAGGACATCGAAGTCACGACAAAGCTGTACCACAGGCTGATGGAGCGGAAGGAGAAGCATCAGTTCTCCGATTACTCTATCGAGCTTGAGCATCGCGTTGCCGAGATCATCTTCCGCCAGGAACAGAATGGCTTCGGCTTCGATGTGGAGAAAGCTGCCCAACTGTATCAGGAGTTGTTGGTCAAGCGTATCGAGCTTGAGAAGCAACTGATGGCGATGTTCCCTCCGTGGGAAGTCAAGACCCCGTTCGTGCCAAAGGTCAATAACAAGACCCGTGGCTACGTGAAGGGACAGATGACCTACAAGGTACAGGTGGTGGAGTTCAATCCCTCCTCCCGCCAACACATCGCTAAGGTCCTCAAGGAGAAGCATGGGTGGCAACCTAAGGAGTTCACTGCGAAGGGTGAGGCCAAGGTAGACGATGACGTTCTCGCGTCTCTCGACTACCCTGAGGCCAAGCTATTGTCGGAGTACTTCCTGCTCCAGAAGCGATTGGGCCAGCTTGTCGAAGGCGGTGAAGGACTGATGAAGCGTGAGCGTAACGGACGCATCCACGGTGAGGTGATCACCAACGGTGCTGTGACCGGACGCATGACGCATCGCAAGCCTAACATGGCACAGGTCCCGGCCAATCGCTCTCCCTACGGTGAGCGCTTCCGTGAGCTATTCGTCCCACGTGCGGGATGGCAACTTGTTGGCTGTGACGCTGACGCCTTGGAGCTTCGTTGCCTTGCTCACTACATGGCCGCGTATGACAACGGTGAATACACTGAGGTGGTCCTGAGTGGCGACAAGTCCAAGGGTACGGACATGCACTCGGTCAACTGCCGCGCCATCGGCTTCGATCCCAAGACCCACAGAGACATGGCGAAGACTTGGTTCTACGCTTTTATCTATGGGGCTGGTGACCACAAGCTCGGCCTGATCCTTGGTGAGAAAGCGAACAATGACGATGCCATTCGTAAGGCTGGTCATAAGTCTCGCCGTAAGTTCCTCCGCAATCTTCCCGCTCTCGGCACCCTCACTGAGAAGGTAGCTGAGAAGGTGAGGGCTACTGGTGGATTGAAGGGGATCGATGGTCGCCGTCTCTCCTGCCGCTCCACTCACTCCGCATTGAACACCCTGCTTCAAGCAGCGGGTGCGATTGCGATGAAGGTGGCGCTGGTGATCCTCGATGATGACCTTGCAGCGATGGGCTTTGTTCATGGAAGGGACTTCGCTTACTGCGCTAATGTACATGATGAATGGCAGATTGAAGCCCGCTCCGAAATCGCGGAGGTAGTAGGACGGACTGCGGCTGAAGCAATCAAGAAGGCTGGCGAGAAACTTGGGTTCAAGTGTCCGTTAGCAGGTAACTATGAAGTTGGGAGTAATTGGAAAGAGACGCACTAACTCATAAGCGTTGTCCGCGATGTGAACAGCACAAGCCAACAACGGAGTACTACAAATGTCGTAAGGCTTATGATGGACTACAGTCTCTCTGTAAGTCTTGTGATGATGCGCGTAACCGGATCAAATTTGCAGAGAACCCATTCAAGAAACTCTACTGGTCGAAGAAAGCTCATGCAAAGAAGATTGGTGCGGAGTTCACTATTACCTTTGAGGAGATTGTATGGCCTGATTATTGTCCTGTTCTAGGTACTAAGCTTCGCTATGAGCGATACACTGGACGGGGTTCCGGTGGGAAGTATGATAGCCCGTCATTTGATCGAATTGATCCTAATAGAGGATACGTTCCAGGTAATGTGTTGATAGTCTCACACAAGGCTAACACCATCAAAAGTAACGCCACAGTGGAGCAACTTGAAAAGGTTGCTTCCTTCTATCGACAACTCGTCCCACAAGTAGGAGTTCCTAATGCTGCAAACGATAATCAACTGGTTCACGCGACTGTGGCGTGACGATGCACCTGATGCCGTCGAGCGTCTCTACCTCGATGAGTACGCCCCATATATCCGCGAACGCTACGGCATCGCTGAACCCTTTGCCCACGATGAGGAAGACAGGACTGATCGATGGACCAAGTAACGCTGCTGATCGACGGTGACATCATCTGCTACGAAGCGGCATCCGCAGTGGAGCAGGAGATACAGTGGGATGACGATCTGTGGACCCTTCACTCCAACCTCGATGACGCCAAGCGCCTCGTTGAGGACAAGCTTCTAGGTTGGCAGGAGCGGTTCTCTGCTGACATCGTCATAGCCTTCTCTGACAGCACCAACTTCCGCAAGACCATCTACCCTGCCTACAAGATGAACAGGAAGGCCAAGCGGAAGCTCATCGTCTACAAACCACTCAAGCAGTGGATGGAAGCTGTATGGGAAAGCTACCAGCGTCCAGGTCTAGAGGGCGATGATGTTCTCGGTATTCTTGCCACCCACCCGAAAGCAATCCGTGGACAGAAGATCATCGTCTCTATCGACAAGGACATGAAGACGATCCCCGGCTACATCTGGAACCCTGACAAAGATGTGGAGCCTGTGTTCATCGACAGTGAGACGGCTGACTACATGCACCTGTACCAGACGCTCACTGGCGATGCCACTGACGGTTACCCCGGTCTTCCCGGCTGTGGTCCGAAGAGGGCAGAGAAGGTGTTGGAAGACCCCAGATGGGAGGCGGTTGTCGAAGCCTATGTGAAGAAGGGTCTGACTGAAGAAGACGCTCTAGTGCAAGCCCGATGCGCCCGCATCCTCAGGGCAGAAGACTATGACTTCAAGAAGAAGGAGGTGAAGCTTTGGTTACCTACGGGGTGAACTGATGGCGATGTATGATCACGGAGGTGGATGTCCTTGTGGTTTGTACAGAGAGTGTAACTGCAATGATGTCACTCTCAAGCCCAAGACCAAGAAGCCCATCGAGAAGAAGATCAAGTCTGACGGCGGTTCCACTGGCTACTACGCCATCCCCACTGGTGCCACTGACCTGATCGACCTGATCGAGTATAAGAAGATGTCCTTCTCTTTAGGTAACATCTTCAAGGCTTGCTACCGACTGGGGGAGAAGGAGGGGAACGATCTCCTCTACGACCTCAACAAGATCATCTTCTTCGCGGAGAGGATGAAAGCAGAGGTCGAGAAATCCCGATAACCCAATTATCCCCGTAGGTTAGGACAGTAATCCTGACCTATTGGGGACCCTTCACGCCTATATAACAGGAACCTAGTCCTATGACGGCTCCCCCGATTTCCAAGGACCTGATCGAGTATCTCGAAAAGGTCTTCGCCCCCGCCCATCTGATGTGTGCGGCTAACACTCCCCCGCATGAGATCGCTGCCTTAGTGCATAGAGAACAGGGAGTACAGTCGATCATACGTCACATTAGGGCGACCTACGAAGAACAACAGAACGAGGACCCACTTAATGTGCATGAAAGCACCTAAGATGAAGCAGCCGAAGCCCCCGGCTCCACCCCCGGCACCAGCCGCTGATGAGAAGCCGCAGACCCCCGTGGTCGATGAAGGTTTCGGTGAAGGCGATCAGCTTTCTACCAAGCGCAAAGGGCGTATGGCTCTGACCATCCCGCTCGGTGGGCTGAATATCCCCGGTCGATAATAAGGAATAACTGATGACCACTGCCGCTAGTCGCTATGCGGCACTGTCGGGTAAGAGAGACATATATCTGGAGAGGGCGCGTAGCTGCGCGAAACTTACGATCCCTCATCTCTTCCCTCTTGAAGGAGCCAGCGAGAGTTCAACCTACGACACCCCGTATCAATCGCTCGGTGCGCGTGGTGTGAACAATCTGGCTTCCAAACTTCTCCTCTCACTCTTCCCTGTGAACACCACCTTCGCACGTATGCAGCTTGGTGATGCTGAACTGGAGGAACTGGCCGCGCAAGCTGGTCAGGAGGGAGACGCGATCAGGACAGTTGTCGCTGAAGGTCTGATGAAGATCGAGAACCGTCTCAAGCGGTGGATGGAAGCCAAGGCTATCCGTCCGGTCATGGACCCCGTATTCAAGCATCTCATTGTCGGCGGTAACACGCTGCTACAGATCGATGCTGTCTTCGGTGGTCGAATGTACTCTCTTGAGAAGTACGTTGTACGCCGTGATCCCACTGGCTTTGTAACCGAAGGCATCATCAAGGAGCCTGTCGATTACGATACCCTCCCTGATAATGTCAGGGCGCTGGCTGGTGAGAAAGCTACACAGGCGAACAACGCTGCCGCTGGTGCCTCCAAGTCTCAACTTGCCATCTACACATGGATCAAGTGGGACCCTAAGGCTGAGCAATACAAAATACATCAGGAGTTCGATGGACAGAAGGTCCCTAACTCCGAAGGCTCTTATCCGAAGGACAAGATGCCGTTCCTCTTCCTCCGCTGGTCCTACGTGGACGGCGAGGACTACGGACGCTCCTACATCGAACAGTACTTTGGCGACCTCATGTCGCTTGAGACCCTCACCAAGTCTGTCACCCTGTCCTCCAAAGTGACAGGTAAGGCCGTGGTCATGGTGCGTCCTGGTGGCGTCACGAACCCACGTGCGCTGTCAAAGGCTGAAACTGGTGATGTCATTGTCGGCTCCCTTGAGGATGTCGGCATGTTACAGTTCGACAAGTGGGCTGACCTACGTCCCTCCCTTGAGATGATCAAGGCACTGGAACAGCGTCTAGCATTCGCATTCCTCCTCAATACCGCCATCCAGCGGAACGGTGATCGTGTCACCGCTGAGGAGATCAGATACATGGCTGGTGAACTGGATGATGCCCTTGGTGGCACCTATGCTCAGTTCTCACAGCACCTCCAGCTTCCGTTTGCTCATGCCCTGATGGCTGAGCTTCAGAAGCCCAAGGCCAAGGAGTTCAAGCTCCCCGCTCTTCCTCCCGGTGTCAATCCTGTGATTGTCACTGGTATGGAAGCTCTTGGCCGTGGGCATGATCTACAGAAGCTCGATGCGTTTATGATGGGTGTGGCTCAAGCGTTGGGTCCTGCGGCTATGCAGTATCTCAACGTCAGTGAGTACATGTCTCGTCGTGCGCTGGCACTCGACCTCGACATCTCCAACCTGATCAGGTCGGACGAAGAGGTTGCCGCCGAACGTGAACAACAGATGCAGCTTGAGATGATGAATAGGCTTGGCCCTCAGGTCATCAATCAGGCTGGTCAGATGATGAAGCAAGATGTCGCAAACCAAGCGCAAGAAGGAACCCCTAGTGGCTAACGCCAATATTACAAAGCTCGGTGTCACTGACGCTGTGGCTCTTGAGGAAGCTGCGAAAGCTGCGGCTCCTCAGGAAGCTGTACCTGTCACTGAAGCCTCTGCCCCAAATGTCTCTGAACGCCGTGTGGTTGGCAAGAAGGAGTTCAAGACCCCTTCCGGCCAGGTCATCGTGATCGAGAACCTCTAATGCAGGAAGGGATTGTGATCCCTGATACCGGACCTGAGGCTCCCGCCCCGGCTCCGACGAATGAACGTCCCGCATGGCTTCCTGAGAACTTCAAATCTCCAGAAGACCTCGCCAAGTCCTATCAGTCTCTACAGGCTGAGTATACTAGGATGAAGCAGGGTGTGGCTCCCGCTGTGGAACCGAAGCCCGCTGAGGCTTCTAAGGAACCCAACAGTGATCTCACTATCGATCAGCAAGCGGCTGCGGCTGCACAGAGTGCTGGCCTCGATGTGGACAAGCTGTCTCAGGAGTTCTTCGCTGAAGGCAAACTCAAGGATGAAAGCTACGCTGCGCTGGAAAAGGCTGGCATCCCGAAAGCTGTGGTGGATGACTTCATCCGTCTCAAGCAGGGAGAAGCAGATGCAGTACGCGGCGAGGTGATCAACATCGCTGGTGGGCAGGAAAGCTTCCAGCAGATGATCCAGTGGGCCGCTACGAACTACGCTGATGCTACGGCGTATAACGCTGCAATGAACTCTGGAGACCCAGCTCAGATGCGTATGGCCATGACTGCGCTCAAGGCCGCATACGTCTCCTCCAATGGACAGGACCCTTCCCTCGTCATGGGAGGTGGTGGTTCTGTTGGTGGTGATACCTATGCAAACGATCTTGAGATGGTCGCTGACATGCAGAAACCTGAGTACACCAAGGACCCCTCCTTCCGCCGCCAGGTGCAGGAGAAGGTGGCTCGTTCGATGGGAGTTAAGCTACCGTAATGAGTGTCACGAAGTACACGCGCGAAGTAGCTGTACCCTTCGACATCAATCGTAATATGCAGAGTCCAACTAATGGCATGATGAAGGTTCTCCTTGGAGCGCCTTCGTCTCGCTATACACAGGAGTGTGGACCTGTAAGGAACAAGAAGCTGGCTGCTAGGATGGTGACCGCAAGTGTCGGTCCTTTCCGGGTTACAGGTTTCGACCTGGCAGTACGCTCACTCCGTGATGTAATGACGGAAGTGACGAAGAAGTATCCTGACATGAAGTTGTCTTCTGCCGGGATGCTTTGCTGCCGATTGGTGCGAGGGTCTACACGCTCGATTAGTAACCATTCATGGGGTACTGCAATCGACCTCAAGATCGATGGCGACCTCGATGACTATGGCGATGGGAAGGTCCAGTACGGATTGACGCTCATCGCTCCGATCTTCAACAAGCACGGCTGGTACTGGGGCGCTCACTTCCGCAAGGAAGATGGGATGCACTTCGAAGTCAGCTACAACAAACTCAAACAATGGCAGTCGCAGGGTCTCCTTGCTGGATTGCCGTAAGGAGTACTATGCTAAAGGGTTATAAGACCTACATCCTGACGGGTATCGCGGCCATCTCGGTGATCGCTCAGTACCTCGTTGGTGATCTCGCACTGACCGATGCCATCAATGCGCTTCTCGCTACGGGCATCGTCGCTACCCTTCGTGACGCCATCAATACCGCTTCGAAGAAGTAAGTATGTCTCTCGACACGGTACTGATCATCGCCTTCGTCATTGCTGCGTTGGTTGGTGCCGTTATCGGCTCGATCCTCCTGTTCCGCGACCCTGCCTCTTGGATAGGCTTCGGCAAGCTTGCCTTCAAAGAACTCCGACCGCTTATTGTCGGAGCCGTCATGGGTACTGTCCTCAAGCGTATGGACCCTAAGGAAGAAGAAGCTTGGCGTAAGTGTATGCTTCGTGGAGGGAAGTGGGACCATAAACGAAAGCGGTGCATCTAATGACTACAATCGCTTACCGTGAAGGCGTCCTCGCTGCTGACAGTCTCGTCACACTAGGGTCCACCAAGGTCCACGGTAGCTACCAGAAGATCAGGCGTATGGGTGATCACCTTGTTGGCACCGCTGGTTCAGTGGCGGCATGTCAGGCTTTCATCGATTGGGTGAAGACAGGTGATGATGAAGACCCTCCTCCCAAGGGTGAATACAGCGCACTGATCATCGACCCGCGAGGTCGGGTACGTGAGATGGAGAATGGGAGTGTACTGCCTGTTCCTCGCGGTGCTAAGTTCTTTGCCATTGGAAGCGGTGCGCCCTATGCACTGGCAGCGATGTACGCTGGAGCTTCCGCGACTGAGGCTGTGAAGATTGCAGCCAAGATCGATACGTCTACTGGTCTTCCTGTGAAGACACTTAAAGTGAAATAAGCACAGACGGGAACTGGCTCTGTGGAAATGCCAGTGTTTGCGCCACACCCAGCCCGTCTTCTTTCTCCGTGTCCATAGTCACACTGTCCTCTCGACGGTGACTTCTAAGAACCACTACGCGAACTCTTGACCCTGCAACTGTGTCCCTGAGGGGAGACAGACAGGACAATCTCGCTGTGAAGCGTGTGAGTTTCGAGAAGGTGAAAACCAACTCAATCCTTACACGGAGATAAATTATGTCTAACGCTACTCTGACCCGTATCGGTCAGACGAACGGCGCTGGAGATGTCGAGGCCCTGTTCCTCAAGATGTTCTCTGGCGAAGTCCTCGCCTCCTTCAACCTTGCCAACGTCTTCGGTGATAAGCACCGTGTGAAGTCGATCTCGCAGGGTAAGTCCTATCAGTAGAGCAACGCGGGTTGCTGATATTAAATTCTGTTAATTGCTGGGAACTCCCTCTGGGACAATCAGCAGCCAAGCCTGATCGAAAGACAGGAAGGTTCAACGACTAGGTGGGAAAACCACCGTAAGGACAAAGTTACTCATGTGTTCTGAAAAGCAGGACACCAGAGTATGTAGCACTTGTGAGGTTGAAAAACCTCTGACTAAAGAACAATTCTACTGGCGTAGTGATAACTCCACATTCAGAAACGAATGTAAGGAGTGTCACAAGGAACGTCAGATCAAAAACAAGTTTGGGATAGACTACAAGCAGTACCACAAGATGCTAAAAGCACAGGGGTATCGCTGTGAGATATGTCGTGCCACTCTTGAGAGTTCTCGTTATAGCAAGTTCGCAGTGGATCACTGCCATAAGACAGGCGCAGTCCGTGGACTTCTCTGTACCAACTGTAATGTTGGTCTAGGGTTTTTCAAGGATAATCCGCTTCGTCTAGAACAAGCTATCAAGTACCTTCATAGACACTCTGGTGAAGATATAGTCTAATCTATACGGCAACGTATAGCAGCCCCTTGGTGGGCGGATGTGGCCTAACGAGCTACATCGAATTAATTGTCCCCGCAATCGGTACGGCGACTGCTGGTTACCACACTCCGGGTACGGAGATCGTGGGCCGTAACTCGATCCTCCAGGCTGAGCGCGTCATCACCATCGATGACGTTCTGCTGGCGAACGAGTACA